AGCCACCCCGCCGGCCCATCCAGCCAGGCCACAGCCGCCGCGACCAGGCCGGTGATATAGGCATCGTCATCCTCATGGTCGACGCGAAGGTGTTTCTTCGCGTCGTCCAGACTGACAAGCTCGCCGGGCGGGGTGATGACCGAGACGCGCATCAGTCGACCAGGATGTGGAAGGTGCCGGTCTTGGTGGCGCCGCCCTGTGCGATGGCGATCTTGACGCGATCGTTGGCCAGCGCGACCTTATCCTGAACAGCGGTGCCACCGGCAGCAAACAGGGAGGCGACACCGGCCTGCGAGTGGGTCGGCTGGCGCGGCGCCACGACGGCGGAGGCATTGACGTCGGTTTGAGCCCAGAGGCTGACGCCGGTCGCTTCGCCGGTGATGGTGAAGTCGACGCCGGCGGCATAGTCCGTCTTCACATACTCGATCTGATGGATCTTCCCAGACAGGCGAGGGGAATAGGCTGTCACCGTGCCATCGGCTGCAGTGATTGCAGTAACCTTGTAGCGCTTCATGTCAGTCTCCTTTCGTGGCCGATTGGCCGTCACTTGGCCTTGCGACCGGTTGCGGCCTTGTTCGCTTCGGAAGCGCCTTCGGCCTTGTTGCTCGGGACGGTTTCAGCCTTTTCGGCTTGGCTTGCCGGCCCGATCAATTCGAGAGTTTTGGGGGAAAGGTGCCCGAGATCGGCTTTCGTACCCTCACGAGTCTCGCCTTCCTGGTACATCCGGTCGCCTTCATGCTGACGAAGGACTTTCCACTTCATGATTTCGGCCATGATTGCCTCCTCTTCGGTTCAGAGAGCGGGCGGCAGAACCGCCCGCCTTGCTGAGCCGAAACGAGATCAGGCAGCGAGAGCCGTGTCGAAATCGCCATAGATGAAGGCTTCGGGGCGGTAGACCGCCAGTGCCAGACGCTCTTCACCGAGGATGGTGACGAGATTCTTGGTGAAGTCGTCGTTCTCATAACCGGCTTCGACCCGGGCATCCCAGCGGTCGAACACCTGCGCGCCGAGGCGGAAGGCACCGGTGAGGAACTTGCGGATCGTCATCGCCTGCGTTGCGACAACCGGCAGGCCCCAAAGCGTCGGCATGGTCGTGCCCTGCGGATTGCCGATGATATAGCGACCGACATCATCCTTGAGCGTCTCGATCGATGCCCAATCGGTCGGATGCATGACGCTGCCCGTGGCCGGATATTCGGCAAGCGCGGCCTGAAGCATAGCCAGGCGCAGCACGTCGATAATGTTGAGATCGGCGAGCGCGATCGGGGCCGCATAAGCGGTCGCCTGCGGAATAATGCCATTCAGGTTCTGGCCGGTATTGTCGCCGTTCAGGAGCTGGGATTCTTCCTTGTAGGCGAGGCCGTAGATCAGCCGCTCGTCGATCATCGAACGGAGCTGCGAGATATCGTCGAGCACCTGCCGTGACGCTTTCATCCAATGCGCGATAACCTTGGCCGAGGTCGAGACAAGATCAAGCTGGATGTCTGACGACGGCTTTGCCGCGCCTTCGGCCACCATCCCGGCATTGTTGGTGAAGCCGGTTTCCTTGACATATTCCAGCGAATTGCCGTCCATGCGGCCCTGCGAAAGCAGATCGCGGACAGTCAAGCGTCGCTGCGGCAGCGGCAGGATGCCGGGAAGGCGGGTGACCTGGATGCCATCACCGACCGAACCGGCAGCATTTGTGGTCAGCGACGTCAGCGTTGCCTTGACGCGAAGATCAGCCTTGCCCTTGCTCGGCGAGCCGGCGAGCCAATCTTTGACGTTCTGTGCCTCAACGAACTGTTCGCCGAGCGTCTTCGGCTGCTCATCATCACCCTTGGTGCCGCGGGCGATCTTCTGTTCCATCTCCGCGACCTGTTCGGTCAGACCGTTGAGCTTGAGCAGCGCTTCGTCCGCCTTTTCCTTGACCGAGGTCGAGAGAGCCTCGCCGGATTTGACCTTGCCGAGCGCCTCCTCGGCGATTGCCTTGACCGCATCGAAAGCCTTCTGGTGGTCGGCCTTGATTTCCGCCGCCATCTCAGCGGCGGTCTTGGTGCCATCATGATCGGGAGCACGGAGGTAGCGGCCGGCGGCGCGCTCGGCAGGCGTCATCGAGCCGAGCACGGCAATCGCCGCACTGGCAAAATACATCTTTTTCATGGGTATCTCCAAAGATTGAGGATTAGCCGCGCAGTGCCCGCAGGAACTCGACGGCATCATTCGCCTGGTCACCCTCGGAATCCCTCCGAATGGCCTTGGCATAGCCGTGCGAGGCGATCGTCACGGCCATGCTTTTCGGAACCCCTGCCTCGCGCAGGATGTCCTCGAATTCTTTGATCGGAAGCGGATCACCATCGCGCAGGCGGCGGGCAAACTCTTCCATGCGTTCCGATTTGATGCTCTCGACCCGCGCCCGCTGATTGGCCGGGAACGACACGACCGAGACTTCGCGCAGATTGAGCTTCAAAAGCTTGCGCGGCGCGCCGTTCTGCGCCGGCTCGGTATCGATCTCGGAATAACCGATCGAAAGCCCCTGGACGGCGCCGGCCTTGAGCAGAATACGCGCTTCGTCGGCCTTCTGGATGCCTTCGAGCAGGTGCCCCTTGACCCAAAGACCCTTTTTGTCTTCGGCCATGTCATCCCAGACACCGATCGGCGTCCAGGGATCATGCTGCCACAGCATCACCGGAAACGTGCCGGCTTGCTTGTGCTTGACCAGGCTGTCGACGAAGGCGCCGGGCTCGACGCTTTCGTTGTAACTGTCGCGCACACCGAACACGGAGGCATAACCCTCGAACGTGCCGGCGTCCGAAATCGCCTTGACTTCAAGTGTGAAATCCTTGGTTTTCATCGCGGGTCCGCTCTTGATGCGAAGCTCTGGCTCTGCGGATTTCATCGCAATGTCCTCTTGTGCCTTGGGTTGCGCGGGAAGGCTCGGCGCGGCCTGCTGGATAAGGTTGATCGGCTCGTCCCAGCCGGGGATCGGTTCGAGGTTTTCCAGCCGCCGCACTTCGTTGCGGACCATCCAGCCCGGCTTTTGGGTGTCACCGAGAGCTGCCTGGTAGAACGTCGCGCGGCCCTTGCTGTCGCCGCGCAACAGGCCTTCGATATTGAACTCGATGACATAACCGGCGGCACGCTCTTCAGCGGTCAGAAGCTGCTTTTCAGCGGCTTGCTCGACGCGGTTCAGGCGCCGGCGCAGCGTGTATTTCTGGAAGCCGAGCGTCTGCTCTTCCAGGCCCGTGCCCCAGCTGGTCGTTTTCTCTGTATGCCCGACCATAAAGGGCGGAACACCGAAAAAGCGGCAGATTTCCTCGACCGAGAACCCGCGCGACTCTAGCATCTGCGCGTCTTCGGGTGCGATCGTGAGCTGCTCCCACTTCGTGCCGCCCTCCAGCACCATCGGGCGGCCGGCATTCATAGCTGTGGCAAACTTTGTCTGCAGCCCTTTCTCAATGGCATCCCGCTGTTCATCTTTGAGGATGCTGGGCAGGGTGAGAACGCCTGATGGGCGCATGCCATTCCTGAACATGCCCCCGGCCGAGCGATCGACGGCACGCGCCAGGCTGAAGGCATTGCGACCGAAATGAAGAGTCGACATGCCGCCGAGCGGATTGCCGCCAAAGCCGCGGATATGAAACACCGCCTGGTCGGTCTCGACGAAAGACTTGCCGTTCTCTGTCCAGCGATATTCGATTGCGCCACTCGAAAGGCGGCGCACCGTCATCGACTGCGGAATGATCGGAATAAGACCGGCAATTCCCGTCGAGCTGCGGAGAATGCGGGCATAGGCATTGCCCCAAAGTTCGATCGAGGCGGCGACGAATTCCCAGAAGTCGGCAGCCGTCTGGTCGAAATTCGGGCTGTCATGAAGGACGCGGTAAAGCCTGTGATCACGGGCCACGGTGCGGCGGCCCTGCGCATCCGTGCGATAGACCATCAAAGGTAGGCTCGCAATCGTACCGGCGATCAGATTGACGCATGCCCAGACAGCCGAGAGCGAAAGGGCGCTCTCGTCGCTGACAATCTCGCCGGCATCGCCGCGCATCGAATCGGGATACCAACCATCTGGCTCGCGAACAGTGAGGCGACGAATAACGCCCTCCGCCGCCTTGACCGCGATTTCGCGAAAAGTCTTCATGCCGCTTGCTCCGCAAGGTGTTTGAGATACGGCGACATTTCATCTTCTTCGATGCTGGTGCCGGCTCCGATCGCCATGATCGCCGCAACGATGCCATCGATTTTCTCTGCAGAGCGCTTTTTCGTCGGCGCATAATTCAGGTTTTCATCGAAGCGCACAGCCACGTTTCCCGCCATCCATCTGAGAATGGGATGACCGCCGTGATCGAGCTGACCAGCCATGATCAGGCGTTCGGTCTGCTTGGTCGGCTCACCCAAGGTTGGAATGCCCTGGCGCATGAGGAGAAACTTTTCCTCCTCGACGCCTGCTTTTTGCATGTCGGTGATCAGCTTGGTTGCATTCCACGGATCGTAACCGATCAAGGAAACGTCGAACTTCTGCAGATCCTCTTCGAGCGCCTTCTTGACGAAGTCCTGGTCGACGTAATCGCCAGGCGTTGTCTCCATCGCCCCGAGCTTTACCCACTTTTCGTAGGAAACCCGGTCCTGTTTCGTCCGCTTCGAAACCGTCTCTTCCGGTATCCAGAAGCGTGCTGACAGAATCCATTTCGGATTCTCTTCATCGGGAGGAAACGCCAATACGCGCGCTGTAATGTCCTCATTCGATGAAACGTCGATAGCCGCAAAGCAACGCCGCCCTTCCAAGCCGATGCCCTTCGACCATTTTGCCCAAGCCGCCTTGTCGGCCGCGCAGGCGTCCCATTTCTTCATGCTGAGCCAGCGAGTGACCGCGTCGATCCACTGGTTGCAGTGGAAGCAGCGAAAATGCTGTTCCGCCCGAGGGTTATCCTTGGCAATCGCCGCTTCGCGCCGCAGAAATGGCACGGTCGGCGAAATGCCGAGAGACGGATTCGCCTTCGGCCAGTTTGCCTCGTCGGTCCAGTCGTCGTCCGGATCGAGCGCGAAGATGACAACCAGGGTCGATGGATCGTCGATGCGGCCGTCGAGGATCGACTGGCTTTCTTCCCACAGCCCCCAGCCCGTGACATTCGACTTGGTGCCGGCGGTCGAGGCATAGAGTTCGATCGGCTCAAGTCGGGCGCCAGTGCCCTGCCGAAGTGTCGAGGCAAGCTCGGCCGTTTCCCATTCGTGCATTTCGTCGCCAACGATAACGGTCGGCGACCTTCCGTGCTTTCCTTCGGCCTTGCCGCTGAGAAGCTCGAACAGCGCCCGGATTTTGGGCACATAGATCGATTTCTTGAACGACTTGGCGTCGCCGAGTGCCGGCGACATGCTGATCATCGCCTTCATCTTGTCGAAGACGATTTTCGCCTGCTTTTCGTCGCGGGCAAAGGCGAAACCCTGGCCGCCGATCACGCCGTCAAGCAGGAAGAACAGCAGCGCGAGTGCCGCCAGGAATTCCGACTTGCCGTTCTTGCGCGGCACCCACAGCATCAGCCGGCGAAAGATCCTCACATGCACAGTCTTCGGCTGGCCGGTCTGCTCGTCGATGATCTCGACCGGCGCTTTCCAGCCGACCAGCAGGCGAACGATGCATTCCTGCCAGAGTCCGAGGCGGAAGGGCTTTCCGGCGAAGCGGTCCTCGGTGAGCCTGAACACTTTCGGGAACAGGCTGACAGCTAGGTTTGCCTTAGCCTCGTCGAACCATGCGCCGGCCACGCTCGCGCAGCGGCGCCAGTGGATGCGCACCCATTCGTAGCCCTTCGCGACCGCCTGCCCAACCCAATCCGGCTCGGGATAGAGCAGATGCCCTGCAGCCGCCTGGATTGCCAGCGCGGAAACGTCTCCCATGGATCAATTCAGCTGTCCGGGCGGCACGGAATTGAAGCTCTGCAGAATGCTGATCATGTCGTCCGGCTCGCTGGGAGGCGAAGGCTGTTGCGGCGCATCCGATGTCGCCGGCGGCTGATCGTCGAACAGCGGCAGGCTGCCACCGAGGCCCTGCGCCACCGCCTGGTCGCGCATGATCTTGTAGCGCGCATCCGGACGCATGCCGAAGGTGGACTCCAGATCGCGGAGCATCTTCTCGATGTCCTGGCAGGCCTGCCACGCCGGGTGGCGCTTCTTCGTGGCGTTACCATTCGTGTCTGTCGCCTCGAACCAGGTGCCCTCTTTCTGCACCGAAAGGTCGGCCGCGATCCACTCGACGATATAGCGGCAATAGCGCGCCAGCGGAGCTGCATCGAGATCGGACAGCAAGTTGAGACGCAGGAGGCGAGGGGCAAGGTCGTTCCAGATCTCGGTCGCCTTGCGGCTTTTCTTCAGCCACTTCGGTGGCACGACCTTGCCGACCGTCATGGGGGTTGCTTGCTTTTGGGTGCGTGCAACCTGCGCAGCCTTCTGGCTCAGGCGCTTGCCAGGTGCGCCTTTTTCAGCCTGCTGCTGGTCGGTTTCGGGCTTGCGGCCTCGTGCCATGTCGCCCTCCATCCTTCAGTTGGGCAGGAAAAAAGATTTTCACTATTTCTGCGGCGATACACGCGGCCT